GGCGTAGGGCTTGCCGGCATAGCCGAAGGTGATGCGCTTGGTGGCCGAGCCCGGCGCGCGCTTGGTGTTGTAGCGGCGGAAGCTCTCCTTGTTGAACTCGATCACCTGGCCGCCGTAGCTGGCGACGTTGACGATCGGAAACAGGAAGCGGCCGATGTTGCCCGGGCGCACAAAGCCCTGGGCGTGGGTGGTCAGGATCGGATCGATCAGGCGGGACTGGGCGAGCGTCTGCTGCGTCATGGTGGAACCTCGATAGAGACAGTGCGGTGGTGGCGCGGCGACGCCGCTTCAGTGCTGGTCGCTGCCCGGCCTTAGCCGGTAGCGCCGTTCGAGATGAGCAGGACTTCGATGCGGTCACCGTCCGCGCTGGCGGCCTGCAGGGCCTGGGCGACGGTCACGCCTGCCACACGAGGCACGGCCTTTCCGTCGGCACCCACCTGCAGGTAGGCGCCGGCGGTGATCGGGGCGCCCGCGGTGACCACGGTGGTGCCGATCACGTCGACTGCCACGCGATCGCCGATGGCGGCATTGGTATTGGTCACGCCGAAGGCGTTGGCAGCCGCCGCGGGGTAGGCGCCGGCCGCGGTGGTGAAGCGCTCGGCCGCGAGAATTGCGGTGGCGATCGCCGTGAGCGTGAGCAGCGGGATCTTCTGGGACATGGCAATGCGCTCCTGGCGCGGGGTTGGATCGGTGCTGGGTGTGGGGCGCGATCAGCCGGTGACGGCCTTCACCGCCTGCAGGTAGGTCGTGTTCGGGTGCTGCTGCTGGTAGGCCAGCGCGCGGTTGTGGATCGCCATACCGACGGCATCGACTGCCTGCCCCGGCGGTGCTGCGAACTCCACAGCGGCCGGCGCGGTGCCGGCACCAGACTTCTCGCTGAAGTCGATGCGCGGTGCCAGGCCGGTGAGGAACTCGCGCAGCGCCTCGGCCGGCGCCACCGATCGGGTGCCATTGCCGTCCGCGGCGGCCAGGTCGATCGACTGGTCGGCCGGCAGAGCCAGCAGCAGCGAGGTGACGGTCTCCACCTCGCCGGGCAGCAGCTTGCCGGCCTGCACCAGGCTGGCGGCGAAGTCGGCCGCATCGTCGTGGCGGGCCTGGCTTTCGCGCTCGGCGAGCGCCTGCTCGCGCGCCAACAGTGCGGCGGCCTGGTCATTGAGCTCGCGCTCGCGCGCGGCGAAGTCGATGGTGCTGGTCTGCTGGGACACGGTGCTCTCCTGGGGCGCCGCGAATGCGGGCGCGTCGGTCATGGGTTCGGGTTCGGGGTCAGGCGTGGCCGCCTCGTTGAGCGCGTCGATGTTCCAGGTCGGCACGATCAGGTCGGCGGCTTCGACACCCTTGTCGGCGATCAGCCACTCGCGCAGACGCCGGAACACCGCGGCGACATCGCGGAACGCCCAGCGGCGATCGCTGGCGAACTCGACCAGGTCGGCATCGGCCGCGAACTGCACATCGCGCAGGCCCGTGACGGCGGGCGGCTGCGCGCCCAGGAACCCGACATGGTTGAGGTAGTAGCTGCCGGGCTTCGGGTTGCGCGGTGAGGTCGGCGGCAGAAAGCTCGCCGAGCGCTTCTTGTAGGCGCCCTTGTTGACCGCCGACGCGAACGCGGGGTCGACCTGGTGCGCCTCGGCGATCAGCAGTCCGTTGTCGGCGCGCAGGCCGCGCACCCAGCCGTAGGCCGGCGCGTTGAGCTTGGGGTGCCCGATGACGAGCGGCGCCTCGTGCTGCACAGGGCTGTACGACGCAGCCATGTCGGCGACGTCGGCGGGCGTGATCTCGTACTCGCGACCGTGCATGTCGATGTGTCGACCTGCGCGGAAGATCTCGATCTCGACGGTCTTGGTGCTGGGCTGGGTGGCGTCCATGGTCGCCATCCTGGTCAGCGCACCGCCGCCGGTAATCTGTCCGGGTTCCGAAGGCTCACGAAGCGCCACGACTCGCGCGCGCGAGGCCAGGCATCGGTGCCGACGGCGCGGGCAGGATCAGACCGGCGTGTGCACGCCCGGAAACGCCTCTAGACGCCGCGCGTGCCCGTGAGGACGTCCGAGTGCCGCGCTTTGGCCGTGGCCGGCCGCAGAGCGCCGCACAGGCGGCTGCGCCGATCAACCATCTTCAGGGTCCAGATACGCGCCAACGAGGCGACCGATCCAGTCCTCATCGTCCATCGACAGCCCGATGAAGGGGCGCGCCGGCAGACCAGGGTGATTCACGCCTCTGCGGTACTTACCGTTGAAGGCCAGTGCCTTCTTGTTCCGCGGCTTGATCTTGTAGGGGTCCGTGCCTTCCTGGTGCCAGCGCGCCTGCTTGGAACCAGCCCGGATCTCGACGAAGTCCGCGCCCGGGTTGGGCGAGATATCGTCGCGCGTCCGGCCGCTGTCGACCAGCGGCGTGCGCCCGCTGCCATCGGCGAGCGGCTCCCACGGCGTGCCGTCCGGCGCGATGCCCGTTGCGAAGCGCTTCTGCGTACGCTCGGTCAGCCCTTCGCCGATGTCGCGCATCAGCGGCGACAGGTCCTGCCCGCGACGCTGAAGCGCGTCGAACCAGGCGCGGGCTTTCGCGTCGTCGACCTCGATCGTGAGGAAGTCAGCCATGGTAGCTTTGGCCCCACGGGCCGGGCAGTGCCGCCCCCGGTGTAGCAGCGCAAGCCGCGATCCTTCCACGTGCCGGGCCAATCACCAACGCACGCAGGGAGCGCCGCAGGGCCGATTGGGGCGTCTGCGTGCAAAGGCACTTCATCCGCGCCCCCACACCAGCAAGCCGGACCGCGACGTCACCTGCGGCGCACGGCCGCGGAAGAAGTCGATCGAGCCCCAGCGCCCACCCGGCAGCACCTCGGCGATCAGCGTCAAAGCCGCCACCTTGCCGTCCTCGACAACCTCGACGCGCTTGACGTAGTAGCGGCGCAGGCCCACGCGCCCCAGCTCGTTCCGTGCGAAGTTCGCCCAGATCTCGAACGGCGCCTCGATCGTCTCGCGCAGCAGTGGCAGGTAGCGCTCGCGTCCGTCCAGGCGCTTGGGTTGGTCGAGCCAGTGATCAACCACCTGGGGCGTGAGAAACACCTCCGCACCCGAAGGATCGCGCAGCGATTCAACCTCGCCATAGAGCTGATTCCAGTCAGCGCGAACAGCGTCAGGGTCGCGCGGCGATTTGGGCAGCGGCGAGGCCACTGCACGGTCGATCGGCAGCGCGTCCGGTCGACCCCACTCCTGGTGCGGCTTCGCCGGCAGGGCCTGCCACTTCTGCTCCAGTCGCTTCGATAGATCCTGGTCTTCGACGTAGCGGCCGTTCGCCGCCTCGCCCACGTGGTAAGCCCACTCCGGCGGCGGATCGTTCGGCACCGGCGCAGGCGCTGAGTCTGGCCTGCGCCCCTCGGCACGCAGGCGCGCCGCCGACACGCCGGTCACCGAGCAGCGGCAGCCCCAGCCGTTGGGCGGGTAATGCGACTTCCACCAGGGGTCGTCGGTCGCAATGATCTTGTCGTCCCAGGCCTGGTGGCTCTCGCGCGGGTTGGCGACGGTGTTGTGCTGATACCGGAGGTACGGGAACCCCTTAAGCGTTTCCCAGCGGCCCGCCATGTAAGCCGTGCGCAGGTTGGTGTGGTAGATCACCGACGTGCGCCAGGCCTCACCCGCGGCCGTGCCTTCGCCGGTCCAACCGGTCCAGCCGTTGCGCGCGACCAGCTCGCGGTAGCGCGCTCGGAAATCCTCCAGGGTCTCGCCTTTGCTGATCGCCGCGTCCACCGCCTCGCGCAGGTCGCTGAGCAGCGCGTCGCGCGTGGCGCCAGCGACCACAAAGGCGCGAGCGTGCTGGCCTTGCCACAGATCGTCCCAGCGCTCGGTGGGCAGATTGATCTTCTGCCGGAAGAAGGCCTCGGCCTCCGGCATGCTGCCGAAGCGCCCGCGCAGCTCAGCCATTGCTGTCGTCCGCGGCGTCGCTCATGCCAGCGATGCCGGCCACGGCCAGCGCGCGTTGCATGGCCTGGCCGAGCCGCTCGGTCGAGAGGTCTGGCAGCAGCTCCAGCAGACCGTCGCGGATCTCCTCCAGCGAGCGGGCGCGCTGCACCAGGGCGTCGATGTGATCCACCCAACCTTCGATGATCGGATCCGCCTCGCGCGCGATCGCGGCCACGAGCTGGTCTTCGCGATTGGGTGGCCGCTGCGGCATCGCTGCCGCGAACGCTGCAATCGGATCGCTCGCGGGCAGTTCGCCTGCACCCGTTGAGCTCGGCTCATAGCCGCTGCCGTAGACCTCCTGCACCGTGGCCAGCGTCGGCCGGTAGCCGATCTCGTACAGGGTCTTGTCCCGCGCGGCGCGTGCGGCGAGGTCCTCGCTCTCGTCGGTGACCCGGTACACACGCGGGATGGCGGCGCCTGGGAAGTTCCACT